AACACGTTGTACAGCTACATCAGCACCCTGCGGAACAAGGGGTTCGATATCCCAGAAGACAATGGCCGCTACATTCTGATCGAGCAAGACAATGAACGTGCGGCTTGACGACATCTTGGGGGCGGCCCTAGTGGCCGCCTTCACCCTCGGCTGGATCGACTGGCTGTGGGTGTTCGGCGTGGAGAGCAGTCGCTCTTACACTTGGTGGGCTTTGGTCCACTACCTCGGAAACTAAAAGGGAGACAGGGAGATGGAAATTATTACGAGAGCTGAGGCCAAGGCGCAGGGGCTGAAAGGGTATTTTACCGGAAGGCCGTGCATTTATGGACACATAGATGTCAGAAGAACATTTGACGGCAGGTGCCGCGAATGTGATCGGCTAAAAGCCGCGAAAGCACACGCCGCGTTGCGAGATGACGAGTTGTACAAGGGGAAAAACAGGGACAGATCCTCTCGCTGGTATGAGCAAAACAAAGAGCGCGCTTGTGCGGCGAATAAGCTGTGGGCAAGGAACAACACAGAAAAAAAGAAAAAAATTCAGAAGGCTTATTATGAAAGGCATAAGGATCGCCTTTTGGTTGAGCAAAAGGCGCGTAGGCAAGAGAACATAGAGGCTCAAAGAGCGCGCGCCAGAAAGTGGAAAAGAGAGAACCGCGCGAAAGTCTGTGCCAGCACAAGGGCTAGGCAAGCCGGTCTACGCACGGCTACTCCTGATTGGGCTGATCGGGACAGTATCCTGATTAAATACAAAGAGAGCCAGAGAATGACCGCCCTTACTGGCGTATTGCATCATGTCGATCATAAAATTCCGCTGAAAGGCGAGAATGTCTGCGGCCTTCATGTGGCGGCAAACCTGCGAGTGATACCCGCGCGAGACAACCTATCAAAATCTAACAAATTGGAGACAAACTAATGGTCGGCAAGAAGACACCAGACGACATCGTGACGGCATCGGTACTGCCCGTCATCCTTAACCGTAGCCCATACGCTACGCCCAACGAGGCGCTCAAACGCGCCATAGACGCATCGGAGGGGCGCCCTCTCACCTACCTTGAGCAGAACGAGCCTATGTTCTGGGGCGACACACTCGAAGGCGTGATCCTCACCGAAGCCGCCAAGCGCCTGTCTCTGACGCATCTGGAGACAGAGTTTGATGAGGCGGTCTTCCACGATCACCTGCCCTTCGCCTGCTCGCTGGACGGTCAGGCGCTGGGTGGGAAGGTGTTCACGCACGATCCTGCAAACGGAATCTATGTTCCGCAGGGCGGTAGCGTTGACACCACCGGCCTCGGCGTGCTGGAGGCCAAGAACACCGGCAATGCGCCGGAGGACGTGCCAGCGCCTCACAGAGGCCCGATACAGCTACAGGGTCAGATGATGTGTACCGGCTACACTTGGGGCGCTGTGTGCGTCTTATATCGTGGCAATGAGCTTCGCATCTTCCTCTATCGTGTTGACGATGAGATGCGGGCTGAGATTACTGACGCAATCCACGAGTTTGAGCGCCGCAAGCGTGACATCGACTGGTATGACGTTTTAACGTCAAACGATGGCAACGTGGCTTGGGACCGCGTGGATGACGGCGCACCGCCGCTAGACCTGAACAACATCGAGGACGGCGAGTATTACGCCGAGATGCTGTTGCAGGCTAAGGCGGACAAGAAGGCCGCCGAGCAGGCGATAGACATCGCCGAGGCGGGGCTAAAGGAAATCCTCGGAAACCACGAGGAGGGCAGTGTCACGGTTGACGGCGCTGACTATTACATCAAGTGGCCGATGCGGCGCACCAAGGCGCAACCGGCCAAGACAGTCGCCGCAAAGCCTGAATCGGTGACGCGGCAGAAGACGCTGACCGTCAAGGAGGCGAGGCAATGAAGCCGCTCACACCAAAACAGCACACGGTGCTGGCCTTCATAGACCGCCACATCCGGCGCTATGGCTACGCGCCAACCGTGCGGGAGCTGGCCGAGAAGACGGGGCGCTCACGCACCGCCGCGCAGTACCTCATAGAACAGCTCATCGAGAAGGGCTATCTGGAGCGGGAGGCGGGCAAGGCCCGTCACCTGAAGCTGGCGTCATGATCGACCCAATCGAATGCCCAGAGTGCGGCGGCTACGGTGAATGCCTCCAAGAGGTAGCCGTTGCCGCGCCTATGGCGTGGCGTGGCGGCTATCTGGACGAGAAGTGGGCGGAATGCCCCACATGCGAGGGCTTGGGCCTTGTGGAGCGCCCAGAGGCGGATTACGATAACTAATCGCTCGGCGGGCGGCGTCATGCCCGCGTTTCCTCCCACACTAGCCCCGACCTCTATGGTCGGGGTCTTTTTATTTGCGGAAAATCTTGGCGCCGCCGCGAATGGCAAACGTGCTGGCGATTATAGCTCCGAGGCTATATTGATACCACTCCGGCATCGCCTCCAGCGCCGCGAAGCCCTGCTCCACGACATCCCTGCCCCAGTCGCCGCAGAACGCGAGGATGAGCGGGATCGAGAACAGGATCACCAGATACTCGTCCTTGAGACTGTGGACGCTACCCTGCGCCATAATCTTTTCCCAGCCCGCCTCATGCGTGGCCGCAACCTCCATAACCTTCGCCTCGGCCTGCGCCTTGGCAACCTTGGCCGCAGAGACGGCGGCCTTTTCTTCGGCCTTGCCCTTGAGCCAGCCGGACGCCAAGTCGCCAACAATCGGTATCAGTGCCTGTATCATTTCTTTTCATGCCCCATCCACACAGCGAAAGCGCCGGTCATCGCCCCGGTCACAACGCTAATAAGCCCAGCCTGAGCGGCGCTAAGGTCAGGTTGGCTGAGCGCCCACTCTATGCACCGTATATAGACGCCGGTCATAACCAACATCATCAGACGCGGCAGGAGCTTCCACTCCAGTATCCGTTCAAACGTAACCTCAGCCATTTGCCAAATCCCTGATCCGTTTCACCAGTCTCTTTGCTCTATTAGGCACCTGATCGTGCCAGCGTGAATCCACCATCTCATCCGCCGCACGCATCCAGTCACGCTCCTCAACAGCGGCGCGGAAGTTCTTGAACTTGGACAGGCGTGGGTAGCCGAGGTTGAAGCACATGTTGGCAATAACTAACTGCGCCTCATCTGGTAGCTCTTTGAAGTCAGCGAACAGGCGCTGGCAATCTTCCATAGTGATGGCAATGTCCAGCGCAAAGCATTGACGCACCCGCTCCTCGCTGACCGGCGTGCCTACCGGCTGGCCGTGTTCCGGCTCATGCTCGCGGATCAAATGCCCTATGCCGTGCGTGGCCAAACCTAAATGGTCGAGGTACACCTCGTATTTACAGCCCTCATCCGCCGCGATCTCTTCGCGCAGTTGGTCCATATTCATCATCTCGACTCCATCACGATTTGCGTAGCTCGCATCCAGCTATCGGCCTCCAGATCGGGCCGAGAAAAGAACGCGGGGCTTTTACGCATTGACAGTTGGTTGACGCAACACTGCGCCTGAAACCACACCTTTCTATCGTTGGCCGCACAACAAGCCAGAACATCATATGCACCCTTCTTGACAATCTTCATCGCTGAGCCGGAGCCAAGCTGGAAATGATAGACCGGATTGCGGCTCCCCTTCTGGGTCCGCAGTGTGGCGGTCTTGACCTGCACGGTGATGAACTGACCATCCTTAAAAGCCACAAGGTCAACGCCATCCTGCTGGGCCATCGACACCTGCCAGCCCTCTTGTTCGAGGATGACCGCCGCTGTTATGTATTCGCCAATCAAGCCAGTGCGTGTTGACAATGCTACTGCATCCCCTTCAGCCACATCACCAGCATTATAAGTGCTCCCACGCCGGAGACAACCAGCAGTATGATTGCCACGATCTCTAGGAACTTGCGGCGTCTCTCGGCTTGACGGTGTACTGTCTCTTTCCTTATGCGCCTAATTTCGCCTTCTTTTCGGACCAATTCATCCCATTTCGATTGGCCGTATGTATATTGTATATACTGCTTTAGCTGTGCGCGTTGTTCCTCGGCGCGTGTCTTGGCGGCAAACGCCTCCATCGCCTCGGCCTCGATGGACTGCGAGTAGAAAACACGTTTGAATATGCCCGGGTTCTGGGCCTGCTTGTGGGCGAACTCCAAGTCGCTCATCGCTGAGGCCCAGCGTGACAAATCACTGGCCATATCTTCTATGGAGCGTGCGACTTGGAAGCCGCGCTGAAGAGCGGTGAAGGCGGCTGATGCTGTTGCGGCGGCAGAAATCGGGTCAATCATAGATTCGCGTTCCCTCTGGCACCAGCTTTGGCAAGCAGTAGGCGGTTATGTTGGAACCCTGCCGATGAAGCGTCTGAGCGTACCAAACGCAGTCGGCAAGGCTACGAAAGTATAAGTCGTTGCTGACAAGGCGTTGGTCCTCGGCAAGACCCACGAACACAAAAAGTAAGAAAGCATGAACCACATTATTGGCGGCTCATTAGCTTATCTAGCTTGGCGTCCAAACGGTTCAACGCCTCCATAACGTCACGCATATCCTCACGCAGTTCAAACTTTGTGGCGTAATCCTCGCGGGTTCTGTTCAGCAAAATCTCCAGCCTCTTTTGCTCGTCAGACATACGGTTGACCCACCAGCCACCACCAACGATGACCAAGCCGATAAGCAAATCTATGAGGCCGGACATTTCCATCGTTATGCCCAGCTTGCTGGCACGGCTTGCCTTGTGGCTGGTGTTGCTATCTCTGACAGCTTGTCGTCCAAAACAGCCTGCAATTCAGCCTCTGTCTTGCCCAGTGACGCCAGCGTCTTTTCCTTCGCCCAGTCAGGTGTGATGTCGTCAAAGGCAATGTAATCGGGACAGCCTTCCTCTGGCGTTGCTACAGCCGCAGTGCCGTATGCTGAGACAGACAGTGGGTTGCCTTCTTCGTTGACTACGCTGTCGCTGGTAGCAGTAATGCGCCAGTGAATAGTCTGGATGCAGTCATCGTGACCGTTTTGTGGTTGGTTGCAGACGTCAAAGTTAAACGCCCAATTATATGTGTTAGCCATAGGTTAAACCTCCTGTTCGGCCAGATGTGCCGCATAAGCATCCTTCACGGCTTGTGTGTGTACCGCCACACAGATAGCTTGCACCTCTGCGCTTTCGCCGCTTGTGTCAGCGTCAGGTGCTACAACGTGCCGATGGTAGCTACGGCTAATCTCAACGCCATCACGCTTGATGACTGTTGCGGTGCGTACTTGCACCATTGAGTGTGGTTGCACCACCTCGATTTTGTCTTGGATTGTTTCTTCTGTTAGTGCCATTTTTATCTCCTTTGGCTGGACTGTCTGCCTCAATCATCCGAATGAGGTAGTTAAATTCTATAAGTGCAAGAAAACTCAATGTAGTTATCATTTCCACCAGTTCCCAAATCTGTGACATCTAAAGCATTATTTAAGGCTCCATTTGCCGATGTCCTGTAAAGCAAACTAACGGTAGTTGAGGCTCCAAGTAAACTTCCCCCCGATGGATAATCACCAGAAAAAGCATTAGTGTATCCAACAGATACAGCAGTTACACTGCTAGATGTAAAAGGCAAGCCACCTATAAGCACAGCCCCACTGCCACCACTAATCGCATCTGTTTTAATTAGTCCTTGAATGTGAACTAAGTCACCGACCTTTACATATTTTCCATAAGTTGCTGGGTCATAAGTTACAGAGGTAAACGCTGTAACTTGGGCTTCATAAGTCGGCGTCCAAGTGCCTTCCTCATAGTCATTCAGATAATTAGCCGCACCAGTGCCGCCCAAGTAGACACCGCCGGATAGGTAGAGGTTGTTCCAGCGTGCTGATGCACCACCTAAATTTTTGGCGTTGTCTGATATCGCTCCTGTGTTTGTGGTTGGTGTAACATTAGTGCCACCAAAAGCGATACCCGTAGATGTACCTGCAATAAAAGCATCCGCATAACTTGTGCTACCAATACTACCCACAGTGGTGCCGTCTTTGTAAAAGCCAACAATGCCACCGTCTGTGCTTAACCTATTGAAATTACCACTAAGGTCGCTAGTATTCGTTGCAAGTAGTTCTCCACCACCACGAATTACAACTCCATCATTTGCCAGTGCATTATTAGTCTTGCCCACCAGCAAGTTGCCACTTGCATCCAGTCGCATAACCTCGACATCATTTACAGCACCCACCGTGTTTGAAAAAACAAGGTTTGCATAACCGCCGTCACTAGAGGTTGCAGAACTTCTAATGGCTGACCTAATTCCTGCTCCCGCACCTGAGCCATCATTTGTATAAAATTCAAGCGCACCAAAATGGTTCCCCGACCACGAGGTAAAATTATTTGTGCTGGTAATTCTGACAGTTGTGTTTATTGCAGAAGAAATCTCAGCGTTGGTTGCAGGACTCGCAGTGCCGATGCCCACGTTGCCTTCTCTGGTTACTGTAAATCTAGGTGTGGTTAATTCATTATCATCCCAGACTTGAAACGCCCCGCCAGAAGATGTACCACTCCCCACCATCACATCTAAACCACCAGTGGTAAGCGAGCCAGAGAATGTAGTCTGACTAGCAGACCCAAGTTTTGCATTACCGCCAACTTGCAGTCTTGCCCCCGGGGTTGTTGTGTTAATACCTAATCGCTGTGTCGAGGCATCCCAGAAGAAACCTTGCGTGGTGCCTGTGCTGTCGTAGAAGCTGATGTCGTTGGTTGCGCCATCAAGCATAA